GGAACTTTGAAGCTTCTGTAGCTCGTGGCCACAAAGAAGGTTCATCTAAACTACCTACATCTGTTGCCTATGGTACAAAAGATGCTGGTGAAGTTGCTGGTGAAATCAAGAAACAAGATGACGAAACTGGTGATTACACCAAAGGTGTTCCAACAGCTACACCTCCTGGCGCAACACCACCTGTCGGTTCACAACCTGGCGGCAAACTATCTGGTCCTGCCGATTCAGAAGGTGCTGAGCACAAAGCTGTTCAAGCAGCTGCAACAGACTATTCTGCCATTCGTGACAGAATCAAAGCTAAACTTGCACCACAAATGATGCAAGCAAATCCAGGTGCAACATTCCAATCTTATGCTGAAGGAACAGAAGAAGATGAAGAAGAAGAAGTTGTTGCTGAAGAAAGCCACGAAGATGCTGGAGAAGACAAAGCAATGATTAAGAAAATGATGAAGAAACAAAAAATGAAAGAACAGATGGACCAAGATGTTGGTGCATTACTTTCTGGTGAAGAATTGTCCGAAGAATTCAAAACAAAAGCAACCACAATTTTTGAAGCAGCCGTTATTGCTCGTTCACAAGCCATTTTGGAAGAAGTTGAAGAAGCAATGTACGAAGAATTCGAAGCTTCAGTTGAAGAAGTTAAAGAAGATTTATCTAAGAAATTGGATGACTACATTAACTACATGTCAGAAGAATGGTTCAAAGAAAACCAATTGGCAATCGAAAAAGGACTACGTGCCGAAATCGTTGAAGATTTCATCCGTGGTATGAAAACTTTGTTCGAAGACCACTACATTGACATTCCAGAAGAAAAAGTAAACGTTGTCGAAGAATTGACAGACAAGGTTGAAGAATTAGAAGACTCATTAAACGAACAGATTCAGACTGCCGTTCAAATGAAGAAACAAATTAACGAATACAAAAAAACAGAGGCTATACATGCAGTATGTGAAGGCCTAACGCAGACTCAAGTGGAAAAATTGAAATCACTCGCAGAGAGTGTTGACTTTACCACAGAAGAGGAATTTGGTCGTAAATTGGAAACATTGGTAGATTCATACTTCCAGTCTCCAATTAAAGCGATTCAAAGTTCTGTATTGCACGAAGCAGTGGAAGTTGAGGAAGACAAGAAACCATCATCGGTATCTGTTGATCCTGCAATTGCACAATACGCACAAACAATCTCTAAATCATTGGTTAAATAAATAAACTTTACCAATAAAAGATACTAATAAGGAGAACACTAAATGTATCTAACCGAAGAACTACAAAAAAAATGGGCACCTGTGCTTGAGCACGAAGGCCTAGAGTCCATCAAAGACCCATACAAGAAAGCTGTTACAGCACTTGTTTTGGAAAACCAACAACGTGAAATGGCAGCTGCTCACTCACAGTTGAACGAAACAGCAGTTTCTACTGCTCCAACAAACGTTACAGGTTCTGGCATTTCTAACTACGATCCAATCTTGATTAGCTTGGTTCGCCGTGCGTTGCCTAACTTGATTGCATATGATGTTGCAGGCGTTCAGCCAATGACAGGCCCAACCGGCTTGATCTTTGCAATGCGTGCTCGTTATGATGCACAAACAGGTTCACCAAACAACGCAAACGAAGCATTCTATAGCGAAGCAAATACAGAATTCTCTGGTGCATTGTCTACATCTAACCCATACGGTTTCCGTGGTAACAACGCAACAGACATTCGTACAAACCCTATTGCAGACTTGACTGCTAACCACTACACAACTGGTATTGGCATGACAACAGCAACTGCTGAAGCATTGGGTGCTGATACAGATAGTCCTTTCAAACAAATGGCATTCTCAATTGAGAAAGTTACTGTTACTGCACAATCACGTGCTTTGAAGGCTGAATACTCTCTAGAACTTGCACAAGACTTGAAGGCAATTCATGGCTTGGATGCAGAAACAGAGTTGTCAAACATCCTTTCTACAGAAATTTTGTCTGAAATCAACCGTGAAGTTATCCGTACAATCTATACAACTGCTGTTGCAGGTGCTCAATATGGTACTACAACTGCTGGTGCATTTGACTTGGACACAGACTCTAACGGTCGTTGGTCAGTTGAACGTTTCAAAGGTTTGATTTTCCAAATCGAACGTGATGCTAACGTAATTGCTAAGCAAACTCGTCGTGGCAAAGGTAACGTGATGATTGTATCATCTGACGTTGCTTCCGCAATGGCAATGGCTGGCGTGTTGCAATACACACCTAACCTATCTGCTGATCTACAAGTTGATGACACAGGCAATACATTTGCTGGTTTGTTACACGGTCGTATCAAAGTATACATTGATCCATATTTTGGTGGTTACACAAGCAACCAAGAATTGGTTACAATTGGATACAAAGGTACTTCACCTTATGATGCTGGCTTGTTCTATTGCCCATACGTTCCGCTACAAATGGTTCGTGCAATTGACCAGTTCACATTCCAACCAAAAATTGGATTCAAGACACGTTACGGCATGGTTGCAAACCCATTCGCAAACGGTCTTACATCTGGCAACGGTGCATTGAACCCACGTACAAACGTTTACTATCGCATTTTTGCAGTTAGAAACTTGATGTAATCCCAGGGATGGGAAGAGTCACCATTAAGAGTGACATTTAAAGACCACCTTCGGGTGGTCTTTTTTTTTGGCTCCTAAATACTGATAGAGGAGATAACATGACTGCAATAACTAGATCACCAGAAAATACCAATTTACTTCAGCCCACCAAGTTCTTACTTACATTCGATAGAATTAGGGCCACACAGTATTTTTGTCAGTCGGTTAATCTACCGGGCGTTTCTTTGGGTGAGGTTAATAGAGCCACTCCATTCTTAGACATGTATTCACCTGGTACCAAACTAACGTATTCTCCACTTGATGTTGAATTTTTGGTTGATGAAGAATTACAATCATGGAAAAACATATATGATTGGTTCACATCAATTGCTGATCCAGATGGTTTTGAAAAACGCAACGGTAGTAAAGAACTACAAAACAACAAACATTTTTCAGACGCAACATTAACTATTCTAAGTGGATTAAACAATCCTGTATTAAGAATACAATATACAAATTTATTCCCGTTGAGTATAAATGATATTGTATTTGATACTACGCAATCCGCAGACACCATTATAACCGCAAGAGCAACATTTAGGTATCAATCATACAAATACTTGACAGTTTAATACTTTTGTGATATAATGTTTTGATTATGGCAATTATGAATAACTATGGAAACACTTGAAATAATATTAAAAATGTGGGAATCGGATGCAGTCATCGACCAAACCGAACCCAGCAGAGAACTATTAAAGATACCTGTATATCACAGTAAGTATCTTGGCATTCTGACCAAACATAAAATCGCATCAAAGAAAGCCCATTTTGATTACCTACGTATGCGTAAGGTGAAATGGGAATACTTTACTGGCAAAATGTCACAAGATGAATTGACTGAATATGGTTGGGAACCTTTTCAGTTTGCATTGAAGTCTGACATTAATACTTACTTGGAGGCAGACAAAGACCTTATTAAATTATTGGAGAAAAAGGTCTACCATGAAGAAGTCGTTTCAGTTATTGAATCTATTATGGCCGAATTGAAACAAAGAACATGGCAACTGCGAGACTTTATATCATGGGAGAAATTCGTTGGCGGACAATGATCATTTAATTATTACAAAGAAGGATGAAGTATACGCCAAAGTGACCTGTGAAAAGCATGTCGCAAAGGAGTTATCTGAGTACTTCACATTCTTTGTACCTGGTTATCAGTTCGTTCCAGCCTATCGGAATCGCATATGGGACGGTAAGATCCGTCTATTCAATCTACAGAGCAGTCAATTATATCTTGGTTTGATTCCATATCTTAAAGAGTTTTGTGAAGAACGTGAGTATGCATATTCACATGACATTATTGAAGATGAATATTCAGTCTATCATGCACAAAAATTCTTTGACATATTGAATCTACATTCACAAGGTAAACAAATTGGTGTAAGAGAACACCAACAAAATGCATTTATTGAGGCCATGCAAAAACGGAGAACATTGTTGTTGTCTCCTACTGCATCAGGCAAATCACTTATCATATACTTGTTGTTCAGACAATTGTTGCAGTATCAACAGTTAAAAGGTTTAATCATTGTTCCAACAACAACATTGGTTGAACAGTTGTATTCAGACTTTGCAGATTATTCATCCTTTAACGGATTTAATGTGGAAGAAAACGTACACAGAATCTATCAAGGTAAAGATATTT